GTATGGAACGAGGGTGGAGGTTCAGCCCTAGACTCCACATCAGCCTATTCGGAAATGCCTGGGGAACTTAATGAAGTTTCTAAGTATAGCAAAGGCATACACACTGAAGAGCAATACGAAAAACTAAGGAAACATCTATGAAGTTTTTAAAAAAAGCAATAGCAAAAGTTCGTTTAAAAGACGAAAAACTAGAAAAAGAGTTAGCAACGATTGATGACGAACCTTGGGTTAAGGTTGTAAATGTAACCATGGCAGATCCACGTGACCCAAGCACTGGCTTTTTTGAACTAGACTGGAATGATAAATTTGTACAAAGTTTATATGATGCTGGTTATAGTGGACGGAATGGTGAAGAAGTAGTTGATCAATGGTTTAATGATCTGTGTCGTGGTGTAATTAATGAGGAACTAGATGGATAACGAACACGAATCCTGGAAAGACATTGTCTGGAATATTAATACAGATGATTTATATAATCAATTGAACGCAAGTTTACAATTTACATATGACTGTACTCCGTTTTTTATTAATGAAAGCAGTGCAATTGATATGCTTAAACAACTTGACAATGCTGACAAAATAGTTAATAATATGTCTGAGTATCCTGATGCTCTAGAAATGATTAACAAGTGTAAGAAGTAGATGACCTATATATTAGTAGATACAGCAAATATGTTCTTTCGTGCACGCCATGTAGTACGTGGTAGTGATATTGAAACTAAAATTGGTATGGCATATCATATCATGTTCAGTGCAGTAAACAAAGCATGGCGTGACTTTAATGGAACGCATGTTGTTTTCTGTTTGGAAGGACGTAGTTGGCGTAAGGACTTTTACAAGCCTTACAAAGCAAATCGTGCAGTTGCTCGTGAAGCATTGACTGAAGCAGAGCAAGAAGAAGATAAAATGTTCTGGGAAGCGTTTGATGAGTTTAAAACATTTATTGATGAAAAGACTAACTGTACAGTACTACAGCATTCTACAGTAGAAGCAGATGACTTTATTGCACGTTGGATACAAAACCATCCAGATGACGAGCACGTTATTATCAGTAGTGACAGTGACTTCTATCAGTTAATTAGTGAAAATGTTACACAATATAATGGTATTCAGAACCAACACATTACACTTAATGGTGTTTTTGACGATCGTGGAAAACCTGTAAAAGACAAGAAAACAGGCGAACAAAAGATGATTGAAGATCCTGAATACTTGTTGTTTGAAAAATGTGTACGTGGTGATACGAGCGATAACATCTTTAGTGCATATCCTGGTGTGCGTAAAAAAGGTACAAAGAACAAAGTGGGCATTCAGGAAGCATTTGCTGATCGCAATAACAAAGGCTTTGACTGGAATAACTTTATGCTACAGCGTTGGACAGATCATGAAGGCGAAGAGCATCGTGTATTGGAAGACTACCAACGTAACCGTGCACTGATTGACTTAACAGCACAACCTGATGAAATTAAAGCAGTGCTAGATGCTGCAATTGTCGAACAAGTAAACAAAGAAAAGACCAGTCAGGTTGGTATTAAGTTTATGAAGTTCTGTGGCAAGCATAATCTAATCAAAGTAAGTGAACAAGCTACAGATCATGCTACTTACCTTAATGCTGGATATGTAGCATAATTTACGAGAATAGACTATGACCAAACTAACAGCAAAAAATGTAATAGCAGATAAGTTTTGGATAGTTATGGATAACGGTTCCAACATTGGAACTGTGCAATTTAGTGATGACAAATATGTATTTTTTAACAATAGTACAAAAACATCACAAATATTATCTGAAGAAGACTTCAAAAAAACGTTCAAACTAGTAAATAGTAGTAAGAAGAAATCAGTATTTGAAGAGGTATATGGATATCAAACCAATGCTGAAAAAGTTTTTAATGTAAGGACGGAGGAAAACGTTCCAGTTTACACAAAGACAGAAAATAGTTCGAACTACTATGCTGCTGGATATTATGCGATTTTCTTTCCTACTATAAAGTGGAGCTCGGCATATTGTCCACGACTAAAAACACTAAAGTCGTATCCTTTTATTGGTCCTTTCAAAACTGAGGAAGATGTAAATCTTGCCATTAAAAGGAAGCGATATGAAAAAGTTACTGACGATAGCGATAGCAGCACTATTTCCAATTAGTGCAAACGCAGAGTCATTCCCATTACCAACTGGTGCACTTTGTAGTGATATGGAAACTTCATTAAAGATGATTGAAAAGTATGATGAAGATCCTATGCTACTGGGCGATGCAAATATTTTTACTAGTAATGGTCAAATAAGACCAGGGCAAATGACACTATGGTTTAATAGTAATACTAAAAGTTTTACACTTATGTTTACACCACAAGGTACATCATATATGTGTTTAATGCTGTCAGGACAAAACTTAGATCAATTATATGAGTTAGGACCTAAACTATAACCTTATAAAAACTACGTGGTTAATATAAATAGTATTGACAACGTAGGAGATGTTATGGCTAGACCTAAACCAAATATTTTAATGGAACATACAAATAGTTCAACATACAGAAGTGAACAAGTTCTAGAAGCAGAAGCAATTTATGCAGTTTTTTATCAAAACAAACCGTTTAACTTGCGGAGTTTGAATAGTCTAGTCAACTACCCTGGACCCAAATACAAAAAGACAAGTTTTAGTAATCCTGGTCATGCATTTAATCTTGCAGAAAGAATGAACAAATTATTCAAGACTGAAGATTTTGTGGTAGTTAAACTTACACAGGGTGAAATTATTGACGAAGACGATATCGATACATGATCAAATTATACAGCATCTACTAAACAAATATCGTAATCATGGTGTGGATATGCGTCCACGAGATATATTTTACAATTATAGGAAAAAAGGACTACGTTTAACTTATTTAGGTTATGATTTACTTAAACAAGAATTTGACTGCTACAGATATCCACTAGAGTCAGATACTATCATAAAACCTAAACATTTAATAGCATTGGATAGGAATATGCAGTGGCCCTACTACTTGAGTAAGAAACAAATTGTTCTGTTTAGTGAAGAGGACAGTGTTGTGTTCAAACTAGTAGGTGGATATGAAAATTGGATTTCTAGCATAAAATTATAAAAAAGTGCATAATTCGGCTTGACAACTCTGACTATACTATATATATTATATAAGTAAGTTAACAAAGGAGACTGTGATGTATTTCGAGATATGGCTATTAGGGACTGCCCTTATTTTTACGTTTGTAGGCTATTTTATGGGTCAGCGTAAAGGATTAGAACAAGGGATAGACGGCACCCTACAAATGCTCGCCGCACAGGAATACATCAAAGTCAGTACTCGTCAGGATGGCGAGATTGTTATCGAAAAAGCGGAGTAAACTATGAATACTTTTAAAGAACCAAACTTGACAGCACTCAGTCAAAAGTTTATTAGAGACCAGCAAGCAATTGATGCAGCAACCGTATCAGAAGCTAAAATCTGGTACAAGCGTTTTACCGATAACAAAGGTGATGCCAGTGTTAGTGAAATTGTAGAATTATACAAAATGTTGAAAAAAACTGTTGACAAGTGATACAGTTTACTTTATCGTGTAAGAGTAATAGAAACGCCAATATAAGGATGTAGACATGGCTGCAACAGAATCACAAACCCGCACAGTACGTTTAAGCGAAGCTCGTAAATATATCAAGCACCACGCTAAAACAAAACGCCCTGTAATGATTTGGGGACCACCAGGTATCGGTAAGTCAGACCTTATTGAAGGCATTTGCAACGAATATGAAAACAGTCACTTGATTGACGTTCGTTTGCCTCTTTGGGATCCTACTGATATTAAAGGCATCCCACACTATAACTCAGTTGAGAACACAATGAACTGGGCTCCGCCCAATGAGTTGCCTAGCAAAGAGTTTGCTGCCAACTATGACATTATTTGGTTGTTCTTGGACGAACTTAACGGTGCTGCTCCTGCCGTACAAGCGGCTGCATATCAGTTGATCCTAAACCGCCGTGTTGGTACTTACGAGCTGCCAGATAACGTTGTAATTGTTGCGGCAGGTAACCGTGAGACAGATAAAGGCGTTACATACCGTATGCCCAAGCCGCTTACTAACCGCTTTATCCACTATGAGATCCGTGTTGATTTTGATGACTGGCTAAACTGGGCAACAAACAACAATCAGAATCCAGATGTTGTTGGTTATTTGACTTTTGCTAAATCAGATCTTTACAACTTTGATCCGCAGAGCAACGACCGTTCGTTTGGTACACCACGTAGCTGGGCATTTGTTAGCGAGCTGTTGGAAGATACGGCAGGCTTTACAGATGAGGAAGTTACTGACATGGTGTCAGGTGCTGTTGGTGAAGGGCTTGCGCTGAAGTTTAAAGCACACCGTGCTGTTGCTAGCAAATTGCCTAATCCAACACTTATCCTTAAAGGCGAGATTGACTCGCTTAAAACAAAAGAGATCAGTGCATTGTACTCACTAAGCACTAGCATGGCATACGAGCTTAAAGAGCAGTATGACCGTATTGGCAAAGACATCGAAAAAGAAGATTTTGATGATATGCTAGACAACTGCTTGGGCTTTTGGATGAAAAACTTTGATCCAGAAATGATTATTATGGCAACACGCCTAGTATTCATCCAGTACAAAGTTGCTGCGAACTTGCGTAAACTTAAAAACTGGCCTGCATTTATGAAAGAATACGGACACCTTATTAAGGAAGCGTAATCCCCCAGATGGAACTCAGGTGTCAAAGCCTGGGTTCTTTCTATAATAAGTAATAGTATGCAATTTAAGGTAGGCGACATCCCAGAAGATTGTGGGTATAACAAACAATTCAAACATAATATGTTTTTGCATAATGATGGCGTAAGACATGATATTGTTGAATGGTGCGCAAATAACTGTCAAGGACAATGGGGATGGTGGTTTGATGAAGGGTACAATAAAACCACAATGGCGTATCTAAGTTTTGAAATTGAAGAAGATTTAGTTTTATTTAAATTAACATATGACATCTCTAATAAACATAAAAAGTGATATGCGTAAACGTATCAATGACAGACTGTATACATCCAGGCTGTGTATTGAACATTTGGGCATAGCAAATCCAGGACCAAGTGATATCCGTAAATGGAAAGAGTCCTGGGATAATCCGTATACTATGGCGGTTAAAAATATCTCAAAAGCAAGAAAAGTACTAAAAGAACAAGAAGTACCACCATTATTATATGACATACGATATAACAATTGGGACTGGCATGGAGAACCTGATGACTGGGCTGGTGAGGGATCGCACAGGATCATATACTTTTACAACGAAGAAGATCTAATTATTTTTAAAATGATGTATGATAATAGTTGACAATACGGTTCAAATAACATATCATGATAATGTAATAACAAAGAGGTACGACTATGAATACTGACGCACATACCAAGCTAATTCAAGCCCGTGTAAAAATGTTGTTTAATCATCCGTTTTTTGGACAACTTGCACTGCGTCTAAAACTAGTAGAAGCAGACGACTGGTGCCCTACAGCGGCAGTAGATGGTCGTAACTTTTATTACAATTCAGACTTTGTAAACAAATTAGACCCAGATGAGGTTGTGTTCTTGGTAGGACACGAACTTGGGCACTGTATGTTTGAACACTTCCTACGCCGTGAGGATCGTCAACCGCAATTGTGGAACATGGCAGGTGATTATGTAATCAACTGGATTTTAAAACGTGAGCGTGTAGGAACAGTTATTAACAAAGTTAAAATTTTGCTTGATCCCAAGTATGCAGATTGGACAAGTGAAGATGTATATGACGACTTATTGCAAAGTGGTGCTGCACCTCAACAGACATTGGATGTACACTTGGACATGTCAGGCGATGACAAAAGTGGTGGACAAGGAGAAGGCAATGGCGATGGCAAAGGTGAAGGACAACAGGGTAAAGGCCGTCCTGCTAAACTGTCTCCAGAAGAGCGTAAGAAGCTACAAGACGAGCTCAAAGAAGCTATGATCCAGGCAGCACAAGGTGCTGGTGCTGGCAATGTACCTGCAGAGATACAACGTATTATTAACCAACTCACAGAGCCTAAGATGAACTGGCGTGAGATGATCCGTGCTGATATTGAAAGCAATATTAAAAGCGACTTTACTTTTGCTCGTCCTAGCCGTAAGAGCTGGCACATGGATGCTATTTTGCCAGGCATGGATCGCGAAGAAGAAATTGACGTATGCCTTGCAATTGATACCAGTGGTAGTATCGATAACAATATGCTAACAGACTTTGTAAGCGAAGTAGCTGGCATTATGGAACAGTTTGGTGAGTATCGTATCCGCATTTGGCAGTTTGATACCGCAGTGTATGGCTACGATGAGTTTACACATGATGATGGACGTGACATCCGTGAGTATGAAATTACTGGCGGTGGCGGTACTGACTTTATGGTAAACTGGGCATATATGGAACAAGAAAACATTATGCCTAAACAGTTTATTATGTTTACAGATGGTATGCCCTGGGGCGAATGGGGTGACCCAGACTACTGTGAAACATTGTTCCTAATCCACACTCGTTGGGGCGGACGTAACATTGAAGCACCATTTGGTACTAGTGTGTATTATGAACCTTCAGAAAACTTAAAAAAGGCGGCATAAATATGTATTGGTATCACAATAAGAATTTAAGTGATAATGATATAGAGCTATTAGCCAAAACTGACACGATTGAAAAAATGATTAAAAACCGTGTTACTGTGGATTTTGAAAACAAAAAAATTCCAAGTTTTGACGATTTAGGTCTTGACAATACTCAAGATTTATACTATATTAAGATATTGGGCCAGAGTGTCCTACAATTTTGGTTCTTGGACGCCAAGGATAAACTCGAGTTTGAGCAACAATTAGTTGGATATAAACTACGAGCCCCTGAAAGTTCAAACTCATAAAGTATACTTTAAATAGGAGAATAAAAAAATGAGCGAAGAAACTCAAGCACCAGCACCTGAACAAGCTGAAGCACCATCACTAAGCGTAAATGATCTAGCAGCGGTTGCAAACGTTATTGATCTAGCAGTACAGCGTGGAGCATTTAAAGCAGCAGAAGCTGG